TTCTTTTACTTGATGAAAATTTCGAGGAACTTTGGAGCACGGATTGCGACAGACTACCATTTAAAGACCTAAGATGGGACTTCAGACTTGAAGGGTGGTACCCGATTCCACCAGTTTTTCAGTGGCTTAGCCCCCAAGACGAAATAAATGAGGCTCGGGAACAGACCCGCTCTTTTAGAAGAAGGTTCACCCGTAAGTTCCAAGCCCTTAAGGATCAGATAGATCCTCTAGAAATAGAGAAGTTTGTCAGCGGCCCTGATGGAATAGTCATAGAAGTTAAAAAAATAGATGCTCTTGTACCTATCCAGAATCCAGAGCAGGGTCAGACAGCGGAGCAAGCTCTTCTCATTGCAAAGGATGACTTTTATACGGTTAGTGGAAATAGTTCAAACATCCAAGCCACCGACCGTCAAACAGCTACTGCTTCTAAAATTGTCGATCAAAAAGCTGAGATACGGGAGTCTGCTGAGCAGATGGATTTCTCAGTTTGGCTCTGTGAAATCGGTAGAGAAACACTTGTATCGGCTAAAGAAAACTTGGTCGAGGGGCTTTGGGTCAAGTACTCCACAAATCCAGATGAGGCTACTGCTTTAGCGGATGTCCAACAGAATCAACCAATTTTTAAGTATGTAACAAGTCAGCAGATCGACGATGGCTACGACTTCCAGGTAGATTTAGATGTAATTAATCAAACTCCTGCCGCCCAGGCGGCCCAGCAACAGTCCTTTGTGACTTTTCTTAGTCTTACTCACCAGTTTCCTGAAATCGCGATGTCTCCAGTTCTCATTCGGAAAGCCGCTATGGTTGCAGGCATGAGAGATGAAAGAGTCATCCACCAAATGCAACAAGTTGCAGTTCTCTCAATGGCTGCTAAAGCAGCACAACAGGCGGCAACTCAAGGCCAAACACTTTCGCAAGTGGCTGGAACAGGGCCGAATCCAAACATGCCGGGCGGTGGGAATGCCGCTACTGCACAGGTAGGGCAGATGGCTTCTCCAATGCCTCAACAAACTCAGAATCAGCTGGATCAGCAACTGCAATGACACCAACCCTACCTTCAATCCGGTCACCGAAGCCCTACAAAAGGCGCCCTCTAACCATTCGGGGGCTTATGAAACAGAAGGTAGCACTTAAATTTACGGGGCTTGGATCTAGAAATGAACCAACTCAAATAGCTACTATCAAACCAACAATCCGACCAGTTACTTTGAAAAAACTTCCGACTGCTTAAGGAACTTCTAATGGCTGAAACTCAAACACTTGATGAAATTGTTTCCTCCTCTGTAAAGAATTCGACTACTGCACTTGAAGGAGTTTTAGTGGAGGATGGCTCTGTCACAACTAGCCCACTAGCGCCGCCTGGGGCGGCGGAGCTGGAAACTCCTAAGAAAGAGGAAAAAGCTGAAGAGTCGGACGGACTTGACGAATTCGGTCTTACAAAGCAACAACAAACTGAAGCTCGCCAGCTTCTAGCCGCTCTACGAGACCCTTCTAAGGCTCCCACTGTTATAGAATTCTTGGCGCGTCAGGGCGGTTATGAAAAACCTGAAACCAAGAAAGAAGCGACCCAAGTTAAAAAGGGGATGGTGACCGATCTTAAAGAAGCCCTTGGCCCTGAGCTTGAGTACTTAGCGGATAAGATGGGACCTGTTTTTCAGAAGTACTTAGATGAGCAGGTAGAGGCTGCTAAAGGTGAACTTAAGGGGCGACTGGATCAAGGAGACCTTGAAAAGAATGAACAATTGGCCGATCAGGCTCAGGAGGCTCTGGGCCGCGAGTACTTTGATGGGACGATTCCCGATAAACTTACCTCTAAAATTAACTTACTAATAGATGAAATCCCGGTCCGTCCTGGTCAAACCATGAAAGCTTATTTAGAGAGACTTCTGGTCGTCGCGGCGGCTGAAGAAGGAGTTTCCCTAACTAAGAAAACTCTCGACCAAGTAAAGAAAATAGCAAAAAATCGCATTGATGCGCCTGCAAGGTTAGCATCCGCTGCAGGTAGTTCACCAAAAGTTGGTGAAGCTGCTGTGCATCCCAATAGGCAAATGTCTCTTCTAGAGTCTGTTCAATCTGCAATTGAGCAGGCTGGGAAGAGTGCAAATTAAAAAAGGAAATAGCTTGTGGCTCTAACTTTTGGGCAACTTACTGCCCCTGCAAACATTACAACCTACCTCGACTCGGTCTTTAGTCTCTCTTTAGCCAACTATCGAAAGACTCTTACCGATAACATCGGGTCCACTAACTCACTTCTCTATGAACTGATGAAATCAGATGCGTATGAGAGTGCTGAAGGTGGGGGAACCTATTTTGCTGAAGACTTGATGTACGGTCTTGCTCCAGCGGATTGGTACTCTGGTTACGATACACTTTCTACAACCCCCACAGATGGCATTACTCAGGCACAATTTGAGTGGCGCCAGATGGCAAGTCCTATCTCTTACAACATGAAGGAGGTGATCCAAAATGAAAAGAAGATCATCGACTTAGTTAAGAGTCGGATCAAACAAAGCGAGATGGGAATCCAGGAAGCTTGGGCGCAAGCTTTCGCGTGGGGGAACTATCAGAATGGTGGTGCGATCACTGTTCCTAAGATTTCCACCGCCACCAACGCCTATGCAATTGAACCTCTTCCGAAGTTGGTTTCTTACAATACAAGCGGAGCCAGCGGCACAGCTCTAACAGTTGGGAACCTCTCAGAGTATACAAACACTTGGTGGCGCAACCACTCAGTTACAAGTGCAGCAACAACCTACAGTGCCTTTATCCTTGAACTTGAGAACATGTACAATCTCTGTTCCTTAGGCACTGGCGGTTCTCCCACTCACGTAATTGTGGATCAGAACACTTATCAGCTTTTCATTCACGCCTACTTCTCTATCTACAAAGCGGCTCCCGACGCTCTGGATTCTGGCTACCCCTTCGTAGGAAAGAAGTTCTTCAATGCAAAGATCATCATGGATGACAAAATCCCTGATGTCTACACAGGGGCGCCTGGCACAGAAACGGGCGGTGTGGTAGATCCAACCACACTTACCTATGGTTCTGCTTTCTTCGTAAATTCGAAGTTCTTCAAAATCCGTTACCATCCTGACCGGGACTTTGAGCCTCTCAAAGATGAGAACGGCAAATGGTTCGTTAAACCCATCAATGGCGACTTTCGAATTGGTCACCTGGGTTGGATGGGCAACGTAACTATCAACAATCGACGCAAACAGGGTGTTCTTGGTAAGATTGCCAGAACCTACTCCAGCTAAGTAGAGGAAAGAGAGGAGAAAACTGCAATGAAAATGGGACTTGCCGAGAATAATCGACCGGAGCGTATGATCGCTTCTGTTCAGAGTGCTGAAAGCACTGCCACGATTAGTCGTGGACAACCTGTAATTCTCAATCTTTCTACTACCGCCCAGCCGACAACTGGCGGCGACGGTTTTGCTGTTGGCTATCAGGACGGTCTCCAAGTTGTGCTACCTAGCACAGCGGGGTCGCCTTCCGCTGGACTCTTCTTCTATGGGGTTTGTGTGAGTCCAACTATTAACCCAAATCAACTGGGTGAAGTTGTAATTCACGGGATTTGTCCCTACGCACTTGTGCTAGTGGGGACTCGAAGTGCATCGAATGCCACTTGGGCTTCTTCCGCCTCTTCCTCTTCTATTGCTTACGCACTTTCAATCGACACAGTTAACAACGTTTTTAATACTTTCACTCCTTCTATCATCGGTGCTTCTTGGACTGGTTCGACAGTTTCAGCTACCACAGGTTTTGGTTCTGTAGCTGGTGCTGCTTACCAAATCCTCATGCTTGACTCAATTGCAACTCAGGCTTCCTCTACCTCCCTAACTGCTGCGACTCAAACCTTCACTGCAATTGGCTATCGCGCTTTTGTACGATGTATGTAACGAGTTTTCATTCTGGTAGGTTGACTAGGCCTTACTGGGGTGGAAAATGCCCTTCTGCCGGATCTAGGGCTAAAATAAGACCGGCACACCTCTTTTAAGGAAACTTCCAATGGAACCGACACCTTTATCCTCAACTGAACTAAATCCTGAAAAAGTTAAGAAAAGGATGCGAATTGTTGTATGTACTAACAGTTTGACAGAAATCCAATATCCTGCCTATACAAACCATATACAGTTTTGGTTTAGATTAGGTCGTTCATACCCTGAAATTGACTTCATTTTGAGTAATCCAAGTCGCATGTCAATAGACCGTTGCAGAAATATGGCGGCTAAGGTAGCACTTGAGTGCGAAGCCGATTACCTTCTTTTCTTGGATGACGATGTTCTAGTTCCTCCTAACAATGCACTTAAGCTTCTTCTGGAGTGCGAGGCGGACGTGGCGGCAGGAAAAGTCTGCATTCGTGGTTATCCTTTCCAGTACATGTGCTTTGTGGGCCGCCCTGAAGATCCGCGCGGTCTTTATCCTCTTGAGGAAATGCCAACTAAAGGAATTGAAGATGTAGGGGCAGTGGGTTTCTCTTGTTGTCTTATTAAAACTTCTGTCTTTAAGACAATGCCCCCTCCTTACTTTGTTACAGGGATAAACAACACAGAGGACATTTACTTCTGTGTTAAAGCTAGAATGGCTAACCCAGATCTAACTATACGGGTCAATTGTGAACTTGAGTGTTCTCACATTCTTTGGCCCGAAACTATTGGAACTATCAATCGGGAAGCTTACGCTGAGTACTTTCGAGCTATGAATCCCGATTGTGATAAGAAAGAGCCTACTGGTGAGCGCGGGGACAACTATTTGAAGATGGTGAAGGGGGCTTAAGGTGACAAAATTTGATTATATATGTCCTATTTGCTTTGAAGAGTTTCAAACTGCTTTAGAAAAAGATAATCATTTACAAGATACACATGGTTATATGGTATTGGATACTAACTTAAATGAAACTTAACGTCGGCTCAGGCACTTCAAAAATCGAAGGAACAGTTTCAATTGACTGTGAAGAGTCCTGTAAACCTGATCTTCTGTTAAACTTCTGTGCCGCGCCGCTCCCCTACGAGGAAGGCTCTGTGGAGGAGATCTACTTTTTCCACACAGTTGAACATATCCAGAAAAGGTTTCACGGCTGGATTTTCCAAGAGTTTGCACGGGTACTTCAGGTGGGTGGCCAAGTTTACATCTCCTATCCTAACTTTGAAATTTGTGCTAAACTCTTCGTTGACAACTTCCAAGGTCGTCGGGAGTTCTGGGAAAAGACTCTTTACGGGCGGCAGCTCTACCCTTCCGACTACCACGTTTGTGCAATGATCCCTCAGGAACTCCACCTTCTGCTTGGAACTCTTGGCTTTGAAGACTGCCAGTCGATAGCAGAACCTGGGAGTCAATTCTTTAATACTGTAACACGAGCCACTAAGGGAACTGGAAAACCAATAGTAGGTTATGAAGGGGAAGTTGGGAAAGCCTTTAAAGAGGATACTTACCAACTTGTGACACCTTGACACTCGCTCAGCTTAGAACTAACGTTAGATCGAACCTAAGTGACTCAGGTATCACTTTCTATGACGACAACTCTATCAATGATGCACTTCAGGACGCCTACAACGAAGTGGCGGCCAAAGCCCGCTGCATAACTAAGAGTGCCACAGTAAGTCAAGTTGCAAATGCAAACTACTACGACTTTGTTTCTCTTGGAGTAACTGACTACTTAGGGACGACAGCGATTTATAATCAATCAACCGCTTTCTGGCTTAGGGACGATGTTTCTTTAAGGGATTTCGACAGACTACGAAGAGATTGGGAAATGTGGAATGGGGATTGTCAATTTTGGGCCCCCCACTCCTTACAGTACATAGCAGTTGCCCCTGTTTTACCTATAATCGTTAATGAACAATTCACCCTTTGGTACTGGGCCGCCGCCCCGACCCTTTCTTCCGACTCCTCGGTTCCTCTAGTTTCTACAGATATGCAACCTCTTTTAGAGTTCTATGCAACTGCGGACCTTTTAGAAAGTGCTGAGGAAATGAGTAAGTCGCAACCCTACTGGGCGGAGTACAGAAGGGATCTTCCTAAGTACAAGGATCGGTGTGTTCGTTTGGCGGCGGCAGATCTGCTTTTGAGGGTTTAAAATGCGAGTCTTAGTTGCTTGTGAATTTAGTGGTGTAGTTAGAGATGCTTTTTTACGTAAAGGGCATAATGCAATTTCTTGTGATTTTTTACCTACTGAATCTACTGGGCCGCATTTACAATGTGATGTTAAGGGGCTAGATTTAACTAAATTTGATCTAATGATAGCACACCCACCTTGTACACATTTAGCGGTCTCAGGAGCTAGATGGTTTAAAAATAAAGGAAATAAACTAATTGAGGAAAGTCTTGATTTTGTACGTTTTCTACTTAATGCCCCTATTCCTAGAATTTGTTTAGAAAATCCAGTTTCACTGATTAGTTCTCAGATTTGTAAACCCACTCAAATAATCCATCCTTGGCAATTTGAAGAAATGGAGTGTAAAACTATTTGTTTGTGGCTTAAAGATTTACCAAAACTTGAGCCAACTAGGATTATGCCAAAGTGGATGAGAGATCATTCAATCCATAAGGCTCCGCCAAGTATAGATAGATGGAAAGACCGTAGTAGATTTTTTAGTGGAATAGCTGATGCTATGGCTCAACAGTGGAGTTAGGTGCCCCTCTTTACTAGTTCCGATCTAAGTCGTTTCTATAGTCAGGGGGAAAACGAGATCTCCTCTGAGCGCCCCCTCTTTGTCGATCGCTATTCCCCTACAATAGTCAATTTAACTTCAAACTACACACTTCCAGACTACGTTCTCTCAATAAGAAGAGTAACCTGGCTTGGGTGGAAACTTGACCCGCTGCCACAGCGAAACTTCAGGGAAGTTTTCCAATCCGCCCCCCAAGTCTCGCAGCCTTTCTGGTACATTTACAACAATGTGGGGCAGAACCAAATTCAGCTTTTCCCGACACCTAACGTGGATCTGGCGGCAGGTTCGGCTCTTTGGACTACTGACATTCCTAACTGTGTTATAGTTGAATTCTACCGTGCTACAGATAATGCGACTTTTGTTCTTCCCCCTTACATCAAGAGGCAACTTCTAAAGGCTTATGTAGCCAAGCGTGCCTATGGGATTGATGGACCGGGTAGCAACGTAAAGCTTCAGGCCTACTTTGGAAAGAAGTGGGATCAACTTAAACTTGAGTTCTACGAGTTACTTGATGATCTTTATGGGAAACCGAGGAAGTTAGTAATGAACGAGATTGTGAGTTCTAACTACTTTCCGGGTGAGCCGGTTCTACCAATTGGGCAATTTGGAGTTTCAGTGGACGAAGGATATTGATGATTTTAATTTGGCTTACTAATCATAATACACCGGTCGGAGAAACTAAGTGACCTACACTGAGGAAATCTACCTTCGCCAATCGCTCTCTGATTTTGGAGTTTCTACTGGGGAAACAGCCCTTCGTTATAAACAAGACTTCTTTACAGGTGATGGTTCAACTACTGCATTTATTCTCTCTCAGATTCCCGCTACAAGTATCATCTTTGTTTACGTTAATACAATTCTTCAATTCTCTGGTTTTATAGTCTCGGGAGGTCCTGGACCCACCACTATAACGTTTACTACTCCCCCTTCTAACTCCTCCATTATATTGGCTATTTACGAGTACTAAAGGACTCAAGTGCCCGATTCTTTCACATGGAACAGCTTTGCCGGCGGCTGGCAACCTTCGGCTGATTCTGTCAATGCGCCAAAAGGTTGTCTACTCCAAATGGACAACTTGGAACTTGATAAAACTGGGGCTTTGTCGCTAGTGGGCGGCACAGCAACTGTTGGGGCTGTCTACGCCGCTAATGCACATACAATTGCCTCTTTTGTTTTACAGCAAATTCGTTATGATTTTGTAGCAGATATCGCTGGAAACATCTTTAGAACCGATGTTGCTAGTAGCTATAGAGAAACAGTAGGAACTGGGGGTTCTACTTCTAATGCGGCATTCGCAACTGCTTACTTTTGGGTACTTGCTTGTTCAGGTGTAACTAGAATCAAGGACGATAGTCCAAATCAACTTACTTATCCTCTTGGACTCACTACCCCGCCTGGAGTTGGACTTGCTGAGGTTGATGGTTATCTTTATTGTAATGTTTTTAACTCTACAGGTTCTGTTCAAGTTAAAGGAACTACAAGTAGTCTTTCAGGTAATACATTTTCAGGGGTCCAACCCGATGCAACTACACTAACTTGGATTTGGCAATCTTATACGCAAAGTAGTCCGGCACTTCCTGTTGATACAACACAGTTTGTGGCCTCTAATAGTCTTTCTCAGTCTATTCCTTATGTAGCTGATCCTACAGATTATTTTCTTCTTTATTTTGAAAATACATCGGCTGGTGCCAATCTGTTAGGGTCGATAAATGCAATTACTTTCGACGTCTTGCTTGCCGCCCCGGACTCCGGCGGAGATGTTGTTTCCGATTACTTTACTTTTACTTATACAAACCCTGGAGGTATCTCAAGTCAAGCTCAGTTTTCTTTAGTAATGCCTCGCCAGAACTTCACTAGGGTGGGTAGTTCAAATGCTGGATGGAGTTCAGTTTATGGGTGTAGAATTACAATTATTGGTAACGCTAATTTTAACATTCCAGCTATATACCTATCTGTAGCAATGACAGCGGCTGGACTTCCAGGTTCTAACATTACTGGATCTATAAATAATGGTGTCTCTTCTAATTTTCAAATAGGTCAAAATAGTTCTGGTTACCAATTTGCTCAGATGAATGTTAATTCAAATGGAGGTGCCTACATAGGACTTAGTCAACTTTCTGTAGCCTCTGGCACTCTCTACCCTAACAACAACACGATACAAGTCTTACCAGATATAACTGGACTTGAGGCTCAAGTAGATCAAATCTGGATTTTTGCTATTGGTAATAACTTAGAACAGTGGTATCGAATTCTTGTCTTCGAGAAAGGTAGCTTCTCCACTCCTCAGTACTGGGCAACAACTGACACGACGGTTCAAACAATTGATATAACAGCTAATTTAAATCTAGTTACAGTTAATTCTACAGGCATAACAGACAACATCTACGACATCATAGGACCTATTGAAGGGCGATGGTTCTATTTTACTTCTCAGTTCATGTATCCATCGGATATAAATGATCCAGATCTAGTAGATGTAACTCTCGGGGTACGGACTTGTGGACAGGCTGAACTCTACCTCTGGGCGCGGCGGATTTCTAACAATTCTGTTTTAGTTGGAACTAGTCGAGATGTCTATCTTCTGACAGGTACCTTTATTACCCTTCCTGATGGGACAGTAGACATTTACTACCAGTCGCTTGGTTGTAAGTACCCACCAATAACCTTTGATGCCACTTTCTCTAGTGGTCAAGTCTTCTACCTGGCGGCGGATGGTTGGCGTTCAATTGATGGAAATGGGAATTGTGTAAACATTACAGTACTTACAACAGATCGTCTCTATAGAGGAATCACAGCTTATGGATATAGCGTTGATGTTCAAATCACGCCAGGATCTATTAGATTTCCTGTGTGCCTTGCGCGGAACAAGTTGTGGTGTTCAATTACAGGACAATCCAGAATTGAAGTTCTGGATTCTACCAGAAACTACTGGAGGAATTTCTCTATCGGAAAAGGAGATTGTCTTGCCATTTGTTCAACCCAAGATGGGGGAATCTTAGGGTTCTTTGCGGGGGATAAACGGCTTCGACTTCTGGACCAACAAAGTTCTCTTCAGATAGATGGTACAACTAATCAGTTAGTAAATATCCTCTCTCCCGTCTTTGATGGTGGAACGCCTAAACAGCGTAAAGATGCCTACACACTGAATGTGCGGGCTAATACAGGCGGCCAACTTTTAGTAGTTGGTATTATAGATGATACAGGGACTTTAACAACTATAGGCTCAGTAAATACAAGTGCCTTGGTAGAGACACTCTTAGATGTCTCAGCCTATGTACCACTTCTTAAGACCTTCCAATTTCAACTCTATGGTTCCTTTAGTAATTTAACAATAGATGACATAACCTTCTACTTCGACACTCGGCCACCCCAGCTTACCCACACTCATCTACTTCCCGAGAACTTCGGAACTACAGGACGAAAACGAATTCCAACTATTCCATTCATGATAGATACACTTGGGGGAAGTGCTTCTTTCATTCCTGTCTTAGATGGAACTCCTCAGCCGGCACTTTTAGTTAGTTCAAATCGTAAACAGAGTTTTGACTACCAGTCTCTAACAGATGAAATTGCAGTAGATTGGGAATTTCTAATCTACGGAGGGCCGTTTGAATTCTTTGGGGTTCAACCACAACAGTATATGGAAAAATTTCCAGAACCAATTAAGTTCTATACAATCCCTGTGACAAACTTTGGGACAATGGCCAGAAAGCACTTCCGAAAGTGGCGCTTTGTACTTGATCCGCGGGGTGGCTCTGTTACTTTCACTCCCATTATAGATGGCTCCAGTGGATCTACAACTACATACAACTTTACTGGTAAAGAAACAGTTGCAGCCTACTTTACTGCCGATCAAGTGGGGGTAGACTTCTCAGGGACCTTTTCTAGCTCAACCGCCTTTGAACTTTGGGATATCCTAAAACCTGATCCTGAGGACATGGAAGTTCTACCCGATGCTATTGAGTATCAACTAATTCTTCCTAACAATTTCGGAACTTCAGCTAGAAAACACGTCCGTAAATTTAGTTTTATGATTGATCCGCTTGGAAATAACGTAGTATTCACTCCTATAGTGGATGGATCTTCACTTTCAACAACCACCTTTACAGGTACTGGTAAATCTACCTATATTCGTTACTTTACAGTTGATGAGGTTGGTGTGGATTGGGGCGGCACTTTAGTTGGAAGTGGACCTTTTGAAGTCTATGCTATCATCCCCCCTACTAAAGATGAGATAGATGTTCTTCCTGAACGAATCGAATTTTACTTAATCAAACCTTCAAACCTTGGTTCTGCCAGCCGCAAGCGCCTTGGAGAGTGGCCATTCGTACTTGACACCCTTGGAAACAATGTGGTCTTTACCCCCATCATAGATGGCAATTCTGGTACTCCTACTACCTTTGTTGGATCAAACGGTAAACAAACCTTCTTCCACTACTTTACAGTTGATACAATTGGAACAGACTTTGGGGGCACTCTGACGGGGGGCCCCTTTGAAGTTTATGAGATTGGAACTCCAGTCTAGTGGAAACCTTTCCAAAACCTCTTAAATTCTATACAGTCCCAGTAACAAATTTTGGGACTACCTCTAGGAAGCACCTTCGGAAGTGGAGGTTTGTTCTAGACCCGCGGGGTGGTGCTGTTACCTTTACACCTATTATGGATGGAACTCCACTCCCGACTAATTCATATCAATATACCGGTAAAGAAACATCAGAGTACTACTTCACAACAGACCAAATAGGGGTAGATTTTTCAGGCACTTTCTCTAGTGGTAGCCCTTTTGAACTTTGGTCTATTCTCGATCCTCAGTCTGACGACATAGAGGTTCTTCCAGATTTAGTTGACTACCGACTAATCCTCCCCTCTAACCTTGGTACTCCTTGTAAGAAACGAGTTAGGGTTCAGCCTTTTGTTCTTGATACACTTGGAAACTCTGTTGTCTTTACACCAATAGTAGACGGTATTTCTCAAACCTCTGTTACTTTTAACGGGTCGAAGCAAACTTTCTTCTATTTCTTTAAAACCGACGCTTTCGGTGTAGACTTTGGTGGGACTTTAGCTGGCGGTCCATTTGAGGTTTATGAAATTGGTAAACCAGATATAGTTCAAGTACTTCCAATTGCTCGCCAATACGATCAAGTTGGGCCTGAAGAACTCTTTCGTTACGGTCGTGTAAAGAAGTTAGAAGTTAGACTTCTAGCTCTTGATACAGCAAGTTCTGAAAATGCTCTTCTGTCACTACCTTATATAGTTAGATTTAACGATAATCAGGTTATACCTAGCAGTTTTCAAGTTGTGAATGGAATTGAACAAACTTATGAAATTGGACTTGGACAAGTGGCAGGCGGCCAGATAGTTAGGATTGAGCTGGGGCCAACTGCAAGTTCAACTTTTAGTTTCTACCGTTTTTATGTTAGGCTTCTAGTTATGAAGAGTGGGCGCGACTCTGATAGTGAGTGGGTCACTTTACCAGCTCCTGAGGAGGCTCAGTGAACCAGAATCTCCAAAACGCACGGGTCAACATCCTGGCTGTTCAGACTGCCAATCTCCACGGGCGGCAAACAAAGAATGCTGGAGATGCAACTGATCCACAGGATTTAGTTACACTAAAACAACTTCAGGCTGCCACGACCCCCTCTAGATTAAGTTTTCTTAATAAGACAACTACCACACCTTCAACTCATGGTCTTAAATCTCCTCTAGACTTTGGAGGAATTGGAGATGGTGTAACTGACGACTCTGCTGCTGTGGTCACTGCCGCCGCTCTTGGCTACCTCTGGCTTCCTCCAGGTTATACTTTTGTAACAACCCAAGTCTCCATAACTTCCAACGACTACTGGGTCTTTGGCGGCGGCGGGCTAATGCTTAAAGCTTCCACTCAAACTGACCTTCTTAGTTTTGATGGCTCAGCTTTCACAAGTGGGACTTATCCTGGAAATGGGATGTATGGGCACATCTTCGGTGTGACACTTCTAGGAAATGCAGCCAATCAATCCCCTAACTTTGGTGCTTGCCTAGCTCTCACTAATTCAGCTTACACAACAGTCCAAGACTGCCTTATCTATGGTGGTTCAGGGGATGGTATTCGTCTAACTAATGCCAATGGATGTTTTCAGGCTGATGAAATTAACATTATAAATAACAGGATTTTTTCTAATGGACGAAATGGTATCTATCTACTTCCAACTTGTTTAACTGTTTCAACTACAATTTCAGCTAACGTTGCAACTGGTCAGCAGACTGTTACACCTGCCGCTATGACTAACATCAAGGTTGGTTCTACACAAGTTGTAGCTAACTCCGATACAAGTAACCTTGAGTATGTGGTAGTTAGTGCAATTACAAGTACAACCTTTACAGCTATTTTTGCTTCTACTAAAACAGGTCCCGGTATAACAGTAGTAAGTACTTTTGGTCATGTTGGCGATCATGTTATAATTGGAAATCACTGTAACTACAATGGGGCTAGTGGAATCTATGGGACACGTTGCACTTCCAACATCTTTGCAAATAACAACGTTCTCACTAATGCAACGGGGATCTATCTCGACGCGGCAGATAGATGCTCGATTCTTGGTAATGCAGTTAGAAACAATAAAGGAACTGGGGTTATTATCATTGATGACCAAAGTGGTAACGGATTTGGACGTGCCCTTCAAGTTCTAATAGAGGGAAACCAACTTCACTACAACAATGTTCAGACCCCGGCGGGAGATGAACTTGATGTCTTTAACACAGATGGCTGTGTCATAAAGGGTAACTATTTAGGGGACGATGACTTTACACCTGTAGCTCTTTACGGTATTCAACTTGCAACTTGTACAGGTATAGTTATAGAGGGTAACAACTTTGGTCCCACTGTTCATAGCTCACTCCTAGCTGGTGGAGTTCCCTATCGTTCAATTAATAATATTGGACTTTCAGACTGGATGCAGGGAACTCTGGCTAGTCTTCCAACTCCAGCGGTCAACGACTATGGACTTTACTATTGGGTAACAGATTATCAACATTTACTGCTTTGGATAGGAACTCAATGGGTTTTTGGTGTACCTGGAGATTCGAGCGGGCAGGAAGTTCTTACTGAAACTCCTGGAATTTTAACTGGTGGAGTTTGGCACCCTTGTGACGGTACAGCTACAACTATACTTAATGGGGATGGCACTACACAATCTGTGACAACCACAAGTCGGGCAACTGGTTACTACATTCGACGGTAGGGGATAAAAAGTGTCAACAGCACCAAGCGGACTTTCATCATTTTTTAATTCAGATGCTGGGCAAGCAGGTCTAGTTGGTCTCGGGGGTTTAGCCGGCCTTTTTCCAACCCCAACTACAACTAACTCTACAACTACAGGTTCCTCAACTACAGGAACTCTTACAGATCAACAGATTCAAAGTCTTCTTTCTACCCTAAGCCAAATACAGGGAACCCAAGCTCAACAACAAGCAGGTACAACTACTGGAACTTCAACAGGTGGTTACGCAACATCGGGGGCAACTAATCTCTCAACTAATTTAGCTGGAGCTTACGGAGCTATAGCTCAACCTACAAACCTTGCCCCCTACCAGAGTCAGCAAATTGCACAGATAAATCAAAACTCGAATGCCACAGGACAGGCACAGCAGGCAGAACTTGCCGCTAAAGGTCTTTCAACCTCCCCAGTTTCAGGAGCTGTGGCGGCCCAAACTACAGCACAGCGAACTGGACAGATAACAAGTTTAGATGAAAGTCTCCCACTTCTTCAACAACAGCTGACCTTACAGAACCTGGGGGCCGGAACTTCTTACTTAGCTGGTGCTCCAAAAACTCAAGCCACTGGTGGAACAACAACTGGTACAACTACGGGGCAAACTTCTCAAACCGGAACAACCTCTCAGACTGGGAATACAAGTGAGAGTGGTAGTCAGAATACAAATGTTAACTCAACTTCAACTACACAACAAAATCAAGAGACTGGGGGCGGTCTTAGTGGTCTTTTTGGTGGATTAGGTTCTGTATTAGCTAGTCTTTTTGGTTAAGGAGTAGATTCCAATGGCCCAAGCACAAGTAGATGGAATCTTAGAAGGACTTAAAATAGCTCAGGCTCGTCGTGCCGAAAACATGCGAGCGGCCCAAGAAGCTGTTCGAGCTAAACAGCAACAAGACTATCAAGAAAGTGAGGCTAAGAGTCGGGCTGATACACTTGCTGAACTTGTTAAGCAACATGGGATAGAGAATCAGAGACTTGATGCAACTTCAAAGGCTGCCGCCGCGTTTCAAAAGCTCCAACAGCTTAAAGATCAACAGCAGATAGCTACAGGTTCTCAACAGAGTGGTCAACCAATTCCAGGTGGGCAGGTGTTTCAACCGCCTCCAGGCTCAGTCGGAGTTCCAGCAATGCAGACTATTCCAGGAACTGGAGATGGAACTAATCCAGATGTCCAAGTTCCTTTCTATCCAGCTTCTCAGTGGGATGCAATGCAGGCGCAGCGGGCACAAGTTCAACAGCAACCAGAAATAGATAGAAAGAATGCTGAAAGTACAGCAACCCAAGCTGCAATGGAACAACGACAACTTGCAACTAAGGCGGCTGATGAAGCTAGACAAACTGCGATTGATAAAGCTAACAATGATAGGGCACTCGCTGTTGGAAAACAAAGAGAAGATGCAGAAGCACTTAGATCTAAATTAGAAAATGAAAACCGACTTGCAATTGCTAACTTAAAGATTAAACCAGATCAGGGAGACTTTGATCCGACCCCTTACACAAAAGGTGTAGCAAATGGAACTGTCAGTAGGGAAGATATAAGTAAACTTCCTAAGAGTCAGCAAGCAATTGTACAGGAAGTAGCTTCTGCTGCTGGAGTAATTCCAATTTCAGATAAACAAAAGTCATTCTTCCAAGGTCTTGGTTCAGCGATAGGTGTTATCCCACGAATGGACGCATTTACAAATAATTTAGATCAAAACTATACACAAGCTACAATGGTACCTGGTTCTGATCCCTACGTTTTTGCATCTAAAGAAAAACCAGCGATTCAAGAAAACTTGATTCAGGCTACAAATTCCATGCTTGGGGGAGCAACAAATAGACTTTCTCAGCCACGAATCCAAGCTATGCAGAACGCCTACGGGATGAGTAGTAACTTAGGTCCTGGTGTGAATGCCGGAAATAAGCTTAATAGGGGAAACTATGTAGATACACTTAATGAAGTTTTTAATGGGGAAACTAGTGGAATGAGTCCCGGACAACAAGCTGCACTTAGGGCGCAAGTTGGACTTGATAAGTATCCACACAGTAAGGCAAATATACAGGAGCCGGGGGGTCCGCAGCCTGTATCAGTACCACAAGTTCCTCCAGGAGCAACAGCCCAGCCAAATCCCTTGGTAGATCAACTTCTTCAGAAACATGGATTTGGGAGTACTCAATAAGATGCCAGGAGACATAAACTCACTCTTAGCAGATCCTGACTTTCAGAAGTTAGATCTTTCTACACAGAGGGCTACTCTATCTAGAGTTGATCCAACTTTTGGTCAGCTTTCAGATTCAGATTTTCAACAATTTAAAACTAGAGCACAGGCTCAAGTGCAAGTTCCACTGACTTTTTCCCCACAAACTGGTTATGTAGCTAATGATGGTAGTGGTTGGCATCCAGGAATGCCAGTTCCAAAAGCTCCGCAAGGTCCCTCTAATGGTCCTGGAATTCCCCAAACTGCTGCACCTTTAGGCTACCCAGCCCCAAGTGGAGATTCTCCAAGTGGTATAGTCGCAAGACTTACAGGAGTTGGAAAACCTTTAGCTTCCTTTGCTCCAGCAATTGCAAATGCTAATGCAGCAGCTTCCGCAACTCCTGGCCCTCCTTGGGCAAAAGCTGGGGTTGGGGCGGCAGTAGGGGCTGGAACTTACTTTGGTGTTGATGCACTTTTAAATCATCTACAAAATTATCTTCAAGGTGGGCCACCCCCAAGTTTTTCTGAAGATGCTGGAGATGCTGCTTCTCAACTAGCTGGAACGGAAGTTGGGGGCCGTATAATAGGTGCAGGTTTAAGAACATTTGGGAACAAAGTAGTTTCACCTACCCTTGAACAACTCAAGAGACTCCAACCAACAGTTTCTCAAGCTCTTTCTAGTCCTGAAGTAGGCGCAACTCCACTGGGGCGTACTCTTCGAGCACTTTCTCTTAATGGGCGTGTTCCTGGGGTACTTGAGGATCTTTTTACTCCTGGGACTAAAGAAGCTAACATTCAAAATAGCGCGACTATAGGAAAGCAAATGGTAGCTGAGAAGGCTTCTCAACTTTCAGGTCGTGCAGTTTCAACTGTAACTGATCCAGAGATGTTAAGTAGAACAGTTCAGACGGATCTTGGAAATGCGTGGGACGCCTATTTAGATAAATCTAATGCTCAAGCTCAAAGTGCTAGGGTTATAGCGGAGGGCGCTCCTCAACAAATAGTTTCTCCCCAGATTCAAGCTACTTATCAAGGACTTGGTCTTCCTATTCCAGCTGGTGTAGGTACAACTGTTAAAGGCCCTATTCCACTAACTGAGACACTTGAAACAGCAAATAAATATGTAAAAGGGATAGATCAATCAACTCTCCCACCTACAAATGATGAGGCAGCGGGTTACCGAACAGCTCAACAGTTACTTAGTGCCACTAATGCACAGTTTGACCCTCAAACAGGTAAACTTCTTAGATCAGATCCAATAAGTTTTGGAGAAGCCTGGGATAGAAAGCAGGATTTTGGTAATAACACTTCTTTTTCTCAAACCGATGTAAATCTAACACCTACTCAACGTCTTAATAAAGCTCTTTTCCACTCTATGAACAATGACATAGAAGCTGGAATCCCTGCTTGGGACACCCCAGGAAAAGACGCCATGAAAGGGTGGAAGGCAGCTAAAGCTACAGTTGAAGAAAGAAATCAAGTCTTTTCTCCTGAAGGCGCTACAGTTCCTACTCTTAGAAATATTGTAGATAATGCAAATAGCCCACTCCCACAAGTCGAGGCTACTTTAGCAGATTCTCAGGCGCTTCAACGTGCTTTAACCGCTGGGGAGATTAACTTTAAAGCTGGTAAGGGCACAACAGGCCCTACTGGAGAATTGTCACTTGGTAAAGCTACAGCAACTAAGAAAGATCTAGCGGCGGCCCGTCTTCAATCAGCTTGGTCAAGTGGCGAATCATTAGACGCCCAAGGAAATCCAGTTCTTAACATCAAAAGTGTGCAGAATTCATTTAATGATCCTAAGATGGTAAATTCAAATAAACTTCTTTTCAATAGTGAAGGACAAAGCAACATCAATCAGCTATTTAAAACTATAGCGCTTACTCAAGCTAAACCTAATGGGTCTTGGTTACCTAAAGTTACAGCAGTCAGAGCTGGTTTAGGAATAGTTCCAGCCTTAATTGGACTTTCTACTAGAAGTGTGGAGAGTGGGGCAGCGGTAGCTAGTGCTGAGTTAGGATTTTCCGCTCTTGCAAGAGCTACAACAAATCCCACGGTAGCAAGAACACTTATTAATCTAGCGGGGGGCCAACCTCTTGGAATGAGTGAACAAATGGCCGCTCGACAGTTAGCAGCAGCCATTCAAGGAACGACTATTACACTAGTTGGACAGGACGGAACACGGCAGAAGGGTACTATTGATAAAGATGGGAAGTTTCAACCTACAGAGGCTCAGTAGTTTTCCTCTTCTTAGTTATAACTACAGTCTCAGTTGTTTCTCTTACAATTTCAAATGGCAGGCAGTCCTTACAAATTCCAAACATTTTGGTTTTCCCGTAGGGTACATGCTGCGAATTAAGAATAGTTTGGATAGTTATCTTAAAGACAGCTTTCTGCCGCCCACACAGCTCACAGAGAGTCATAGATCAACCACTTAGTAACTTCCCACCTATCTCCATCAGAGTAATAGAGAAACCAAAATCTTTTACCTTTAAGTTCAAGTATAATTTCCACTACATCATTTTTAATTGGAATTGTCTGGCCACCACCCTTCTCATCTTTAAATTGAATAGTCACAAATTCTTTCCCAAAGCTGCTTCCACCAAGAAAGTTGCTTCAATTCTTGCTGTTCCGTCTTCTTAATAGCAAGATAAATTTCTTTGTATTTCCAATTCGGTATCAACATTTAAGCTCCTGCCCCTTTCTTACCAATCGTCTCCTCACCCTTCTCACTTAGTTTATAGTAGACCATTGTTCCACTAACTTGAATTTGGATTAGACCAGCAGTTTCAAAAGCAACTATTACTTTATCAAGTGTGTCTGGATCAAAATTCATCCAGTGGTCCCGTATGATAGATCTACGGTCAACTAAGTGGCCGTTAGAGGCAGCTAAAATCTCAAGTACCGTTCCGCCCGCCTCCGCTATAGTTGACTTTCCACTACTTAGGATAAAGCTATTGTAGTTTTTAATAAGCTTAAGTCCTTCCTCAATTGCTTCTTCCACGTGTCGCTTCTCAATCTCAAGTTTAAGTTCGTTAGCTGCTAAAATTGTACTTAGCTTCTTCACGTTAGTGTGGAAGCGGCCAAAGATACCAGCCCGATCGTCTTTCTTCTTGGCTTCTTCTCTAAATTCGGTGTACCAGACTCTGTAGAACTCCCTAGCTTCCCAAGTGAAAGTGGCTTTACCTAAGAGTTCTGAGATTTCTTTAAGTCCGTTAACAAGTTCTCTAAATCCGACTTCATTGCCTTCTGGAAATGCATTTGACTTTCTAAATTCGTCTGGCTTAATAAGGAAAGTCCTTCCAAGTAACCCTCCATAAATTGCTTTTGTGGTGTAGATAGATTTGAGAAGTTCTTCGTTAGAAGCTCCGAACATTGAGAAAATAAGTTTGTCAACTTTGAACTTTCCTCTTCCAATAAGATTAGTTGTGTGGCCAACCGATTTATAGTCATAAATATCTGTAAGAATTTGTATACTTTGGTCATCTGAAACTATCCCGGCGGCCAGCTCTGGTGCTAAGAAGATAGCACTTCCACTTGGTTTGATCTTGCCTTTCTCATCTGTCTCTGTGTGTCCGATTTCTTGGAGGATGGCCTGGATTGAAGAACGGCCGCTAATAACTTTCACATTATCAACTAAGTAGATCAAATGCTCAGCCAGTGTCACTGGGCGACCTTTTCGTTGGGCCGAGGCAGCAAGGAAGATTATGTAGACATTTGGATAAAGCTTGCTGTCCCCATCTTCTAACCAAACGTTGTCACGTAGAACAGCCGCAATGCAAGCATAAGCAGACCACTTCCAGAAAGAAGTTGGCGACTCATAGGAAGCGGTATGTTTAAGTAGCGTCTGTACAAAGGTCAACTTTGGTTTCTTTTAGCCATTAGTCCCAGCCTAATGCTTTGAATTTTTCATTTAGTTTATGATCCAACTCAGCAGAGCTTACTCGGCGATCTCGATAGGATTTAGTTAGACCCAGTTTCTTCTTTCTATAGTGCTCTCTTTGTCTACATTTAGTGCAAGTTCCACAAAAGCAGGAAGGCTTTGGGCCGCTTTTTTGGTTGTGTTTGTAGATATCTTTAGGCATTCTCTTTTTCTGGTGGGTAGTCCTGGTGATCCTCGTGCCAAAACTGCATCATAGCATTAAAAGCAATGGCGGCAAGATGGTATTTACGTTGGTTTCCTACTTCAGGGTGATCGTAAGGCTCATTTTCGATGAATTTTCTAAGATGATTTGCTATGTGGTTAATAGGGCTTTTGTCTCTTTGGAGTCCAGGCTGCCTATAGTTTAACTCACCGTACTTCTCGGCTCCGAAGTGTCCAATTTGTGCCATAGCGTGGATAAATTGCCAATAGAGAACATCATAGCGGTAGGCTACTAGATCCCGGCGGGCGGCAGGGGCTTCCTTCTTAAACATAGCACACCAAATTTCATGTGGGCCGTCATTTTCACTTAATTTTCCAGGACAGGTACAAATCATAGCTTCAATTCCTCCATTTCCTCCCAATTCTCACCAACTGAGCTCTCACAAGGAATAGTAAGGTTGTAGTCCCGTTTCAGAGAGCCTTTTCTAAAGTCGATCTTTGTTTCAATGTTCCTCTTGTAGATAGAAGCAAACTCAACTTCCCTGCCGCGCGGCACCTCTGCCAAGCTACCATCATGAGCTTCAGAGAGTAGAAAAGCCCAAGGTGCTTCCTCAAAAGTCTTAATAAAACTAAATTTAGTTTGATCGCTAACAACAGCTTGCGGGATAAAGCTAATACCCTCATTAATGGAGTGATGGTCAATTCTATCAAAAAAGTCTCTCCGCCTACCATTGGGGCAGATTAGAGCATTTGTTGTTCTAATCGCAGTTTCAATGTCACGATGGAAAGTACCTCGAATCTCTGGTGCAAAACTGTGGAACTTCTCAAGTTTAGTTGTAACTTCTTTAAGTGTTAAACTTAGACCAAGACCCTCATCTTGTACCATTAGGAAAGCTCGGTTGGCCCCCATGTTTCTTTCACCGGCGTGGCGGAAGATCTTAGATAAATGGTATTGAAGTGTGTTTTTCTTTATCTGCTCTGGTTTACAATCAAAGAGCCAAGAACCAGTAAGACGATGGATACCAGGACTGTCAAACACAGACATTTCAAAGTTTCCAGAAAGTACTCTGTCAACTCTGGCTTCGGCTCCTGATAAGTCGTTTTCCACAAAAGAATAGCCAAAGCTAGGCACAAAACAAGATCGAATATCAACACCATAGAGTTCCTCTCCTATAAAGAAACCGTGCTTTCCAATTGTTTGGAGACTGTGCCCTAAGTTGACTGTTTTGACCTTCCCTTTCGTACCTTCTGGTTTGACGTAGTAGTCTGTGGTTTTTCCGGCGGAGGTTCTTCCTGTTTCTGTCCCTGCAAGATTGAACTCACATCGAAAGCGGACATCGGGATAAAGGTCAAGATTGAGAATCTCAATGATTTTGTGTATCTTCCTACACCAGGAGATTTCTTGGAGGATTTGTTTGCCATCTTGGACTCCACAGTTCTTGGGTTGCCCGAAGGCTTGGAGCATATTGAAGGATTCTTCATCTGTACCTTTTACACCACGGATTTTGTGATAGCCTAACTCCTCGAAGACAAGTCTTCCGCACTGTTCCCAAGATAGAGGATTGAAAGTATCTGAGTTAGCTAGGCGGCGCAGGGCTGTTGTGTGGCGGCGGAAGAGAGATTCGTACTTAGCAAGTAGGTAGTCTCGCCGCTCCCCATCTATTCTGATTCCCCGATCTTCCATCCTTCTGTACACAGGAATAAGCTGGACTAACTTCTGGTAGACGCAAGCTGTTCCTTGCTCAACTGTTTCAGGTAACTGTTTAAAGTAAATCTGGTGAGTAGCAAGACTATCTTTAGCATTATAAAGGTAAAACTGGTCCTTTTTATGTTTAGACGGGTCGTACTGCCGTCCCTCATCCTTAAAATAAGGGAGATCTGTGTAAATGGAGGTAAGGAAACCAAGATTCTTAGGGAACTCACAGTAGAGTGTTGATGTAGCCAACATTGTATCTCCGACAACATTAGAGACTTTGAAGGACCATCGTTCGAGTGTTTTCCAGTCATACTTTATGTTTTGGTTAACCTTCGGAATTGAAGAAGCTAGGACTCTTGCTACTAAATCTATCATTACGGCCCGCTGATCTTGGTCAATTGAGGGATCTAGAAAAGGGATACAACAGGACTCGAAACCATCGAAACAAAAAGAAATGCAGGTAGGGACATTCATGTAGGTTTCGATGTCAAAGACTAGAAAGCCACCCTCTTCTACAGACTTTGCCGAGCAGGGCTGGTAGGCTCTTTCAAGAAAGTTCCGAAGGGCGTCAGGGGAGCGACAGACCCAGATTCTGTAAGTGTCATCGGGTATTTCAGAGCTGCCTATCCATCGAGGAACTTTCCCAAAGTCTATCTGAGTAATGAACTTCTGTTTATAATCCTGGTAGAGGTAGGGATAAGGGCCAAGAATCGGAAGAACTTTAGTGTACTTCTCAATACCAAGTAACGGATTAAGTCTAAGTACCGAACCTCTGAATTTCCGGATGCCAGCCAATCCGCTAGTAAACTGGAACGCGATCTCCCCTAGAGGGATTATCAGGTTGGGCTTAAGGGCTGAGATTTCATTTTTAAGGATAGGGCCATAGGTGGGTTCCAATTTCTCTAAGTAGAACTTCGCTACTTCTGTTTCTGAGACTTTCTTCTTTCCCCAATTTACTTGAGTGGGGAGATTTTCTTTAATTAGACAGGTTCTATAGGTATCGTTCCAGTTGAGTCCGGCGGCAGACCAAAAGTCACGCAAGAGCTTTTCTTTGTAACCAGAGATTGCGTAACCTGTCTTTAAGTCTTCTCCCTGTGAGAAATCTGTAACTAACATAACAGAGGGACTGGAAGCGCCGTGGCCTGCTATCAATTTAATTTTACCTTTAATTTATCTACAATTCTTTGATGTTGCTCTAAAGCTTCATCCCAAGTAGAGCATCGTTCTTGAATTTCATTTTCGGGGTCTAACGGCCCAAAGACCATTGTTTCAAATAAAAGTGGCGGTCCGATTCTACCATAGTTATGATCTATACAGAGAAAAACAGTAGAAACTTCCGAGCTACCTACTAATTCTTTTTTTACAACGTGGTTTTTATTGAAACACTTAAAATCTGTAGTTGGCACCGGGTTGTGTGATTCATCTAGATCATATATCATGCGTCCCACCTAGAAGGAAGCTCACAGTCATTCCACCCACAACGGGTGCAGAAGCTAATCTCTTGACAGCCCGAAGCTTCCCAGTTGTCAGTAGTTGCGAGTGGTCCGAAGCACCAGTCGCAGCGGCAGAGCCTAGCGCAAAGCCAGCACCAAGGGAAAAGGAGAAATTGTTTTAGTTTTTTCATGGTTTTAAGTTTGTGTGCCCCGATTTTCCCACCATTCGGGGCTAGATGGCCGAAATCTCTAAACATAGTTGTTAGAGTAGGGAAACCTGTCGTTTAGAAAGGCAGAGCCGCACTCCCCTTCCCCGCTGGTACAAACCCATTGATAATATTTTCAACGTTTCCACCACTCGTTTCAACACCTACTGAGATGTCTAGAGGTTGATTCATTAGAGAATCTGTGTCGAGTTCAAGTGGAACTTCAGCAAAAGGCACTCCTAGAACAGCGGGTGCAACCTTAGCAAGTAACCAATTGTGAGGAGCGTACTGGCGGGTACCAAGTAGAGAATTTCCACTTGTTTCTGTGTTGAAGAACACTGTAAGTTCTTTGTTTTGGAAAGCCCCCTTAGTTATTGTAAAAGTGGCTTCAAAGGATAGGGATTTTCCAGAAGCGCTAGCGGTGGGACCAACTAGACTAGTTATCTGGGCGGTGTAGTAACCTTTTTCAAGGGTTTTTCCTGCTAGGCGGTCGGCCTCAGTAAATCTTATGATAGGCATAGAAGTGGCTCCTTTCAAGAACCAGTGGTTAATGATGCGGTTGAGGGTACTAATGGCTGCACTTTCTCCATCAGAAATTTGTAGAAGTCTTTTCCTGTAACATCTAGCCTTTGGTAGGGGAGTTCAGGGTAGGCGGAGCGGGCAAGCTCCCCTTGAGCCTCAAAGAAGAATTTGACTTGAGAGCCTGTATCTACTTTCTCGAAGCTAAAAACATTGTCAAAAGAGCTAGGTACGTTCTCTGCTAACTTATCAGTCAAGCTAAGCTGCTCTCCAATTAGCTCAGAAGGCCCATAAGGATCAATAATCTTACCAGCCGCGTCCTTCCTCTTTCCCCACTTTCCCACTACGTGTGCTGTCACGATTATGTTAGGGATTGGGAGAGACTTGAGAAATGCAAGAATTTGATAGATACCTGTACTTTGGAACTGGTAGTCTGCTGGGCCGCCAATTTGCATTCCTCCGATAGATTTTCCTTTATCGTTGCCACTTCCCGCCGCGTGGGTTAGTGGAATTGCGTCAAGAAGTAGATCAATAGTGGCCCAAGTAATGGAATCAAGAACCAAAGTCTTAAAGTAGTTCTGGCCCGTCCTGCACATAACTTGCAGGGCGGCAAAGTCGTTGTTAAGTAGATCGAAGACAGTTCCTTTGTCTGGTTTAGGTGGATAGTAAGTGTAGTCAATTCCCTCTCTTTCTACCCAAGGAACTAGGCCGCCACGGATGCGACCATCGAGATCTAGGACTTTTATTGGGTGGGGGAAACTGTAGGCAGCGGCGGATTTGCCAGAGCCGGAGCGGCCAATGAAAAGGCCAAAGAAACGGGAGTCAGGTTTAATCGAGGCTGCGGATGGCATCTATTTAAATCCTTTAATCCACTCAGTTACGCCAATTAAATCCAAGTTTTCAACTCTTAAAATTCCAATATCCATAAGGATTTCATTCATCTTCCAATTTTTTATCATGTAAGCCACTGCTTCATCCATTCCGTCGAAGCCTTTTTCACTAAGGATCTTAAGTGCATTTTCTTTAATTTCTTCAAGAGAGGCGTCAGATGGCATGGTTAGTCGTCTTCTCCCAGAAGTTCCCTAATCAGTTGAGAGCACTCTGAACTCGTTAAATCAGTTACAAAAGACTTTTTAAATCTAAGTTGAAGAAAGTCTTTCACTTTACTGTGTGAATCAATTCCTGCTTCGTTAAGTAGAACTTCAGCGTAGGAGATTTGTTTAGGTGTGGCCACAGTTAGTCCAACTCCTCAACTTCAATAGTTATCTTGTAAATATTCTCTCCTGGACTCTTCTCGTCTTTAGCGTCTTGAAGGCGTTTATAAAATCCAAGAAGTTTAAGGATGTACTGTTCAACTACAAGAGAGGTAGGGGCTGTATCGTAGAGGATCATTGAGTTTTTTCACTTTCAAATAACTGTCTACCAAGTTTTTGATACCGTTCGTACTCAACTGGCCAAGTATTAATTATCTTAACTATATTTGAGTCATCAGCGACTTCCAGAACGGCAGCCAGAGCTTTAATAAAGCTTCCGCCATACTTCTTCATTGCTAGGATTGTGTAGTTCACGGCATTAACCTCTGAATTTCATGATTTAAATTTGAAAGTAGCTCTTTTTCTTCTTTTCTCTCAACATAAAAAAAACCTGTTCCATTTAGTGATCTAAAAAGTAACCACCACAAAACTTGCATTATAATTCTAATTTGAGCATTGTTCATTTAACAAGATTTATCCAAATTGTTCTATAGCTTGCTGAATAGTTGAGTGCATGTAAACGAATTTTTCTTGCACGTCTTGAAAACAAACAGTAAATATTAACTAAAAGTTTATAGATTATCACTGTATCACCACCAAATCAGGCTTCCCAAGTGCATCCGCCTCCTGCTTACAGTAGCGGAGCATCCAAAGGCTAAGGTCTTTAGGGCTGCCCTGCCAATGGTTTCCAGTTATTGCATAGTGCATCTCTATTAGGACTAGACCAAGAGTCTTAAGTGCGCCCCGCTTTTCCATAGATTGGTTTCCCCGTCCTGCATCGAAGAGGATAGACTTCATATTTTCAATGCAATATTGGATGGTTGCGATGATGACTAGTTTATCTTTCATTTTCGGTAACCTCTTTAATTTTCTTCATAAGAATTTTAGCAAGGTTTGCGGCCTGAGGAAGTGAGAAAACTATATGCCCTGTCATATCTTTAGGTAAGTTTATAATAATTTCAGTACCTTGGTCATTTAAGCCTACTTGGAGTTCTCCAGGGCCATTTCTAGGTAGTCTAGGTTTCACTGTTGGTCCTCTACGCAATCTCTGGATATAAAGAAAAACTCTTACGTGACTTCTGGGCGGGCCTGGTGGAATTATTCCTTCTTCTTTCACTGCTGGTCCTCCTCTGGGTCTGTCACAAATTGATGTGCAATAGCTGCGAACTCTCGACGAGCCACAGCTTCCGCAGTTTCTGAGCAGTCCTCACAGCGGGGGCGGGCAAGTTTGAAGTCTGAACTTTTTAGAATTAGTTCTTTTTCCTTGCAAACTGCACAGATTGACTTCTTACCCCTTAAGAGACTTGTGGGGGCGTGGTGCATACAATCTGGATGATCGCAGCGGTAGTGCATTTCGCCAAAGGCGGGTTTCCAGCGGACGTAGGTATGAACGTGATTCAAACTTTTAGACATCTGTCTCCTTAAGTTCGTAGCAGCCCCACTTAAAATATAAATCCCCGTCGTAACCTTCTGGGAGCGGTAAAACTAAGTAGACTGTTGAATCTTCATTAGCTATACAAATAGTATATAAGCCAAGTTCATAGACTCTGGATACCGCTACGGCATCTGAGAACTCTTGATAGACTTCAAGAAGCTCAAGTTTATCTGTATCTATTTCAATTTGTAGTTTAGGCATCTACCACGGCCTCCACTCTGCTTTCTTTTTGAATTCAGCTTCTTTTTTCAATTGTACCAGCGGTGGGTTGTTCCACTCTTCGCAAAGAGGTGTAAATTCACAGGGGTAGCCGAAGCGGCCCGAGCAGGCGGCCCAATTGCGAACTTCTACAGAACTCATTGTCTCAGGATATTTTAAAAATTGTTCAACTCTATGAAAGATAGCCAGAAGCTCCTGCCGCCAGGCTTCCATCTCAAGACGGGAGAAGGAAATTACAGCCCGCTTGAAGGTTTTGTCTTTCTCGATTTTCTTTGCAAATCGGATATAGTTGACAACCCCGATGGGGAGCTTTGTAACCATTGCGTAGTTTCTAAATTGGATAGACTTAAGATAAAGGTCTCTTTCCCGACTCTGAAACTTATGGTCAGCCCATCCATTTGTAACATTTCCTGCAATTTGTCCCAGGAGATCAATCCTACCTTCAAGAATGTAGAGTCTCTCTGAGTCTCCATAGATTTTTTCGCTGAATCCTACTTCAACGTGGTCTGGGGAGTGGGGGACAAGTTCTGGAATTGAGGAGCCTTCTACAAATGTGTACTCTTGGACCCGCTGGCGGACAAAGGCGCGGTCAGGTTCAGATAGGGGGAATTCGATAGGCTGAAATTCCATACAGCCACAACCTACCGAAAGACACGGTTTAGTAAAACTTTCTCCGTGTCGCTCCGCCCCGTGAGAGCAGCGACAAGTTTCCCTGTCGATGTTGTAAGAGAAAGCACAGTCTAAAGCACCAGCGCTGTTTCCTTTAGCCCGTTCTTTGTAAATGATCTCAAGTAGCTTATGTCCATAAGTTCCCATATCCATAGGAACGTTTTCCTTAGCCGCAGCGGGCTGGAGTCTTTCCTGGTAGCCTAGTTGCCACATGGTTGGACAGTCAAGGAATGTTGAAATCTGACTTGAGTCAAGAATAAGAATTGTTTTAGACATGCCAAAGTCCTAACCAACAACCTAGTGGGAAGATTATTGCATAGCCAATTATAAATTTAATCCAAAAAACTAAATCTGAGTTTGAGGGGGGTCTTTCAAGCATTTTCTAACCTCTGTACTTCTAAAGGGGAAAGTTCAAAGTTTCTAAATTGTCCCCTTTCCTCAATCTCTCTTATCAGAAGTTCTTGTTGTTTAGCTAAAATTGCTTTGAACTCTTGGAGTGTTTCAAGAACAACTAAGAGTTCTGAGTCTGAGAGTTCTTGAATGTAGATTTTAAATTCTTGTGGTGTGTTCATAGCCGGAGCCATCCTTTAAGTTGAAGTAGAAACCAAACTAGGGACAATGCGGCGATTGTCCACTCTTCAAGTTTACCTGGCGGTAACTTGGAGTCGGAGAAGTCTTGAAGCATTTAAGTGGTTTTCCAAATCTTAAAGATCTGTCGAATCTTCTTACTGTAGGGATGTTCAGTCATCGGTTTACCATTTGGTTGTTGGTTGTCAAAGTAGCACTTATCCTTCACAACTCCGACATGACCATCAAAGTAAAGTAGGTAGATTTCGTTGTGGGTTTGCCTGTAAGTCTGAGAGACTTCAGTCCAGCGGAAGGTTGGGTCTACACGGCGGAGGATTTTGAAGATTAGTGGGTAGTAGATACCTGTAATTGGTTGATCCCCTAGTTCCTCTTTTAGAAGGGCTTCTGCTAAATCCACGTGACAGTCTAGCAGAGCGGCCAGAGCGGCAGGGACACAGAAGGTGTTAGAAGTTGGGCTTCGCTGAATTGCTTCCATTTAAGATCTCCAGCTTGGTTGTGGAACTTCCATATTAGGTAAAAGTGGGGCTTGAGGTCGGCGCCCTTGCGCTGGCCTCCCCATCCCTTGCGCTTGGATCTTGGTGTGCAGCTCATTTGGGCCCCAACTCGGTGACGGAACGATCATTGGAGGTAGGATCGGTGCGGGCATAGCTTCATCCATGAGTTGCTCGGCGTATTTTGGATCGCAATATTGCGAATACGCCGGGGCGTCGTAATCGACATCCTCGCTGGCGACCGGGGGAACGAGTGGGACAGCTTGAGGATAATCTTCGGGCTGGAGGTGGGAAAGGGGTACTTGAGGGGCAAAAGTGAAAACAAATTTAGGCTTAGATCCCACAAAAGCTACCTTAAACAAATGAACTCTCTGAGAACCCTCAGGTGTCTGAACTATTTCACCTACGTAGGTTGTGGTTTCTGCAAGTTCTCTAAAAAGAAAAATTGTGCCGTGGAGCTTAAATCGTACAGCTTCATGCCGGTGTGTGGTGCGAAATAGTGGACTCTGTAGTGCGTGTTCGATTACTTCAGTTGGTAACTCCAGAACACCTTTGAAAATTTGGATTCCTGAGTGGTGAACCCGTTTGTTCTTCTGGTAGTGCCTTTCAATGGGGGCAGCAAATCCAAAAAGTGCTGTGAAACAGGATCGACGTGTCATTTAGTGGTCCTTTCTGTAACCTGTAATACGGGCTAGTTTAGAGGGGCGACAGGAGTGTGGGAACTTCAGCTTATGGACTCTTCCAGTTCGTCTCCAAATCTCATAGGAAAGTTTAGTTAGCTCAAACTTTAGATAATCGTCTTGAGCTTTTGATGAGACTGGAACTACTAGTTTAGCTAGTTCTACAGTCTGTGCAGCGTCCTCTGGAAATGCTAGTTGCATCCACCGGGGTACTCTAGAATCAGTGGTTTTTAATTGATACATTTAGTCTCCCTAGAGTCTCGATCCGCAGGTGGCCTCCATCAGTTGTTGAAAACTGCGGGGATCGGACTCAAGTTCCCAAGTCTTTTCATAGAGAAGCGGATTCACGTTTGCTTCCTTTTCAATCCCCATAGCATGAAAGAACTTGTCCACTGTTTTATCAGCTAGAACGTACTCCACGTTTGTTGGTCTTTCTTTTATTCCTTTGTCAGGATTGTAGAAGCGGAACTCGAATTGCTTCTCTTTTTCCCGGTTCCACTGCCGTTCTACAACTAGAACGTTGTCACATTCGTGGAGATCTAGGCCAACACCGCCAGCGAGCATGTTCACTATTAGGATACGGGCCTTTGGGTCACTATTGAACCTTTGCATCGTTTGGTACTTCTGAGTGGAGTTGTCCTCACCACTGAGAACTAGAGGGTTGTAGGCGGCAAGGTTTGTAGTTAGTCTGTCTCTAACCGAGTGGTGGTGAATTCCAATTGCTAGTTTCCCTGTCTCGCTTTCCGCCAGAAGTTCCTCAGCGTAGTCAGAGACCCAGTTAACTTTAGCAAGGCCACAAATTTGTCTAAGTTGTTGGAGTTCTCCAATGTTTGAAAAGAAGGAGTAGCTGCCCGAGGGTCCTGCGGAAGCTTCGATTCGGTCTAGAACTTTGTTGTAGGCTTTTCTAAGTGCCTCATCCTCTATTTCAATAACTGTGAATAGCCGATTTAGCTCTGGGAGATCGGTATAGACATCCTCCTTTACACGTCGTAAGACGTAGGGGGCTATTTCCTTGCGGAAGTTCTCTAATTCCCAATGTTTGATTCGTTTGCCGCTGTAGTCTAGCCAGCGGTTTTGGAAGTGTGCCTTGGAGGGGAATCGCTGTGGGTCTATCAAATTCAGAGGGACAAAGTTTTCCTCGGCGTTGTTCTCAATGAGAGTTCCACTTAGCATGACAATGCCGCACTTTCGGGAAACTTTCAGGTGGGCAGCGGCGGATTGCTGAACTTGTCCAAAACAAGCGGGGCAGTGGGAAGTCTTTGAGACTCTCTGGGTTGCTTCAGTTCCATCGATTTTAATTGTAACTTTGTCCGTCCACTTAGTTTCAGTGCCTTTAGCCTTACAGAACGGACAGGTAAAGTCTAGTTCTTGCTCTAGTTCACTTCTCTCGATATTTTTGAGGAAAGCTGTTAGGGATTTGGACCGCTGGGAGCCAGTGTTCTTGAAGCTGTGAGCTTCATCAACTACAACTACATCAAATCCCATTGTTAGAAGTTCGTCGGAAAGCGCCTTACCTTTCCAAACTTGGCAGTTGCAGCCGGTTTTCTTGCACTCCTCTTCATGATAAGGATGGCCTTTCTTACCATTCCTGCAATCGGCTTGTTCGCAGGCTCCGTGGCGGCCGAAAGTGTCCATTGACATTAGATAAATGCTAAAGCCGGGAGGTATCCAAGCTGAGGTACCTTGGCAAACCCATACACAATTGGGTTTGTTATCTACCCAAGTGTGGCACTCTTTGACCCACTGCCAGATGTTGGCCGCGCGGACAAGGACTAGAGCTTTGCTCTTTAGACCGAGCCGAAAAGCATTCTTGAGAGCTAGTAAGCTCTGGGGAGTCTTACCTAATCGCATCTGATCGCCAATAACACAAGCGAAGTCAGAATCTAAGATGAATTGGACTCCAGTCTTTTGGTACTCACGCGCCTGTTTGGAGCCGTCTACACTCAGGAAGTCTAGTGCGTTTGGGTCTGAAGCTTCTAACTTAGACTTTACAAAAGAGTGGCCACATTTGAAAGACTGGAGGATTTCAGAGCCGAAGGTTTCCTCAGAGGTTAACTCCAGAGGCCGCTGGCAGGAGGGACAAAGCTGGAGAAGTCTAGGCATTAGTATACTCCCAAAAATAGCTATAACGCATAGCTATTTTTCCAGCTATTGCGAATATATCCTCATGTGAGTTTACTTGAATTTCTCCGAAACCATCGACGAAACAACAGAATGGTCCACTTGACTGTGGTATTGTAGTTTTAAGTTCATCTAAAGATTCAAAATGTAACATTATTAGTTCACAGTTCCTTTCGAGTTTCTCTGGATGCACTGGCGGGCATCCGCTTCTGAAAGCCCCAGACCCACCAGATCGGCCACTGCCTTTTCCTCTTTAGTTAGTTTCCGTTTCTCAACTTTCTTGTGGGTTGTGGGAGCTAAGTCTCTGTGGGCTTTAGCAGCGGTCCGAGCTTCCAAATGTGCTTGTTTGTCTTTCTCACTTAGTTCTTGTTCGATAACTCGGCGTTGTTTAGAAACTGCAAGGCTAAGAGTGGCGCACGCACTTTCCATGCGCCGGAGAACTAAGTAGAGGTACTCAGAATGCTTTTCGTAGGTTTTGGTTTGGGCAGATTCGTGAATCCAGCGCTGAACTTTTAAATCTGCGTCTTGTTCATTTGTCTTGACGTTGCGATCCTCTAAAGGCTCAAGTAGCAAACGGCAGGCATTGAGTTTATCGAACAGGGCGCGGGGAATTGAGACTTCCTCGGTTGCAAGTGTTAAGCGTTCAATTTCCGAGAAACAGCCGGGATGCCTAAAGGTAGGCTCTTGGCTTTCAGGTGTGTGCTCAAGTGTCCAGTGATACTCAGTAGCGGTAAGTGGCCTTTTGCAAAGTGAGCAAGTTGCACAAGTGGGACAGTAGCCACCAGGAGTGGCAAGCGGGTGGCCGGAGCGACAGAGGGGAGATTGGCTATTTTCCATTTTTAAGTGTATCCTTTCTAAGTGTAGATTTAGTTGCTGTGTGCTTCAACTCTTGGAGGGCTTGAATAGTGCGGACAGTTTCGCGTGTCCGGCGATCGGAATCGGTAAGCTCCGATTCGTCGAACTCTTCAAAAAGTCTCAGGATGTTCGTGCAGTCAAAGCTGCTAAGTTTAACGAAGGGCAATTTTTTTAAATTCCTTTCTCAAAATTCCGCAAACGGTGGTTCAGTCGTTCTCTGAACTGTTGGTCTGTTTCGATTTCGTAGGGTCCGCTGGGTCCGCTGGAGGCCAATTCTCCCGCTGGCGGTCGAATAGAGCCTGAAAGTTGCTCAAGTCTTGCTGTGGCAATTCTCGCTCTTTTTCTCTCGGCTCTCGTGTTGGCACGGGCGGTCCAATCGGTGAGCGCTTTGTGTAGGGTTTGAAGTTTGGGTGCTTCTTGCGGGCGTTCCACTTCTGTTTCTTTTCCATTTGTGCTCTCTGGAGCTGTCGGTAGTTCTTCTGGTTTGACTGGCTTTTTAACTTTCTTGATTTGTGAAAATTCTTTGAAGTTTGGGTGCTTCTTTGGGGACCGGTGGTAGGTAGGTCTGACTATGCTGAGACGGTCGATCACAGCTAAGGATACCATGACGTAGTGGGACGTGTCAAGGGGGATCTAAGGACGACAGGGGATGATTGAATGGGAGTTAAGTCGTTTGGAGTGAGTGGTTTAGGTGTGGTTTCGCTGTCTGTTCTCGCGTGGCTCAGTTTTTTCTGGGTAGGCGTAGGTGTGGGCTTGTTGTAAGTAAATTTTACCGGGTCTAACCCCTTGATTCGAGAGGGGTTAGACCCACTCTTTTCAGAGTGTACAAAACGAAGAAAAAGCGAACTACCAGTACTAGTAGTTTGTAGTACCTCCCTAACCCCTTGAGTCTTAAGGAGAATAGTTCGGTAATTCTTACATAATATATATATACTTTTTATGGTATTGCCCCCCTAAATTTTCTCTCGCTACTCCGGCCTAGAGCACGTCTAGGGCCATCACCTAACCCCTGCACCCTCAACGGGTTACCCCTGGTAGGTAGGTCAAAACATTAAGAAAAATTCATACTGTGTCATCCCAGAATTCTCCCAGGATCATCCCCAATCATCCCTAGACCATCCGCTGTTTTTAGGCCCTCTGGGATAGACCGGCAGGGTCCATTTGGCCTAAGAAGTTCCCTAATTTAAAAAGTTGGACTTTTTCTTGAAAAAAGCTTGACTTCGATCGGGAAAAGACCTAAACTAGAAGTAGAGCAAAGGAGCTCTTAAACGTGACACCAAACGCTGTAACAGAACTGCGAACCACCAAGAGTGGTCTCGACTTGACAAGTTTCGAGGACGTGACCTTATATAAGCGGGTCCCCGTGATCGCCGAAGTGCATTCACTGGAAGACGCCCTGGCTAGACTCGGCCACGACAAGGCGAAGCTACTGACTATCCTTCGGGACGGCCTGCAAGCTGAGGCCACCCGGAGCGCCCGCGAAAATCCCGAAGGTTGGAAAGTTTTTGAAGATGGAAAAGAGACGGAAATTCCCTTTGCGGGAACTCTGGCAAATCCCGAAGATGTCAACCCGGTAGTTCTCATGTTTGCTAAGTTGAACTTTGGATTTGACGAAATTACGACCGATCCGAAGAACCCGCAGGAGGGTCGGGACAAAAAGACTGCCGCCAAGCAGGCCGCCAAAGATCTCATTCGCTCGATGCCCCAGGTTCTGACCGCTTTGCAAAAAAAAGCTGCTGGACCCCAGAAGTCTGCCGAGTAGTTCCGGCTCTAGTCCACTTTGCAAAAGGTGGCCTAGGGAAAGGAATTACATTTATGAAACTAAGCTTGGGTAGTTTGTCTAGGAACTAACCTAGTTGAGAACTTTCTGCCCGGCGGCTACTATAGTAATGTAAGGCAGGCGACCGTCAGTAGTTGAAACTGTGAACTTTACACTCACGAAAGTGGGCCAGTTTGAGGTTCGATGAGACCGGCCCTGCCTTACAGTCCTTTAGAAAGGTTGTGAACTGTGAAGCAAACTAAATGGTTGGTTTTCAAATCTTGTAGAGGCCTATCTAAACCTTGGTTAGTTTTCTCTCCTGAGGAACGAGAGCGGCCTACAGATGATTTGTGGAGTTATGGATATGAGACGTGGCAGGACGCTGTGAATAGCATCCCAACTAGTCTTTGTGTTCTTTAAGTTGCCTAGGTAGGGTTCCCTACTTCCTCCGCCGTGTGGAGGTAGGGAACTTTATTACTTCTAAGCTTTCTCGGAGGGTACCACTCCCCCAAAAGGGTGGGGAGGCCGGATGCAAAAGTCCTCTTGACCCACACTCAGACTCCTTGAGGCTCTCGAAAACAAGTGGACAACCGGCAGCTTTCTTTTGCAAAGTGGTAAAACAAGGTTGCGAAAACTTTAAAAAAAAGCTAACTCGCTGGGCCGCCCGGGGCCGGGGCACGACGAAGAACCTGGGTTGGCGGCTTTCGAATGCCCAGCGCCGCCGACTTCTAGCAGGTTTAAAAAGTCTGATTTCTAGAGAAGCCAGGGAAAAAGCTGGACGGCCGCCAGGCCCCCGAGTGCTGAAGGCCCGAGAAGTGCGGGCCGAACGTGGCCGACTTTACGAACCGCCCGAACTCTCGATTTTCGATCAGGAATTAGCTGACTCTTTTAAGAAATTGAGTAAGCCCCGCTAATGGGCCCCGCTAATGGGTAAACTTAGAGACAAAATCAAGGAACTCCTGGCCGTTCGGGGGCACACACTTGAGAACTCCGAGGCTCACCTAAAAAAGAAAAAAGAACAGCGGGCGACTCTAGAAGATAGGATTTTGAAAGATCCAACTATTAAAAGGGGTTTCGCTAGAGTCCAGAGGCGCGGCACGTCTAGGGCCATTCGGACCTTCGGCCCCAACTCTAAGAAAACAAACTAAAAGCCAGCCTGCTTTGCCCTCTTGACAACCCCGATTCTATCCTTATTATAGTGGTATCCTCTAGGACCAATTGTGAACCACGATTCAAACTTCTCCAAGAGTGAAGAAGAGGCTACGGCACTCTGTGCCGCTCTGCAAAGAGTTGCCGAGTCTCCCCTTCACTCTCTTTTTAGAAACCAGCTAGAAAGAAAAACAGAGGAACTTGGGGCCGCCGGGTGGCAAGGCCCCCTGCCGGGGAAACTTACGGTTAAAGAAATTTTTGAAGCCTACGATTCTGCAAATCGGGACCGGGACTGGTAGCCTTCCTCTAATGCCTATACTTAAACCGGAAATAGCAGCCGCTCTTAGAGAAAGTGGACTTCTTGGAGAACAGACGCAGTCTGGAGTTCCTGAATCCCTGGACCGCGCTGGACTTGGCCTCGACCCCACTTTAGAAGTAGTCGAAGGTTTAATGCAACGGGGCGGCAGCGAAGTTGTTAGGCTTCGGGCCGCTGAACTTTCTCTAAAAGCTCGTGGCCTTATGAAAGACCAAGCCGCCCCCCTGCCCTCTATAACCATTGTTATCAATGACCCTCTTTCCAAAGGTGGTCTAAACCCAATTCTTCTTCCTCGGGAGCTTCCAGCTTGACAACCTCGACCTCTTCTAAATTAGAGAAAGCTCTAGAATCTGATCTTCTTCTGCCCGTTGATCTCCGCTCTGTATACTCTCTCTACTATCGTCACGGTTCCAACACTTCCTGTTTTAAACTCTTTGAGCACAAAGGCGACCTAGCCTCCGCCGCCCAGCGGGGCCGGACCCACTGCGAACTCATGGGTTACGTGTTTATCTACGTTAAACCTTTTCTCTCAAATCTCGAATGGGAAGAAAAACGTAAACTTCGTAACTTTGGTGACCAACTCGACCGTTAGACTTTAAGTAGAGACCTTCTGCCATTTGGAGAACTGGCTGGAGGGGGGGAGGCAGCAAAATGCTGTCTGAGACTGTGCAACTTGCTATTGTGTCGGTAGTACCTGCGGTAATCTCTGCAATTTTTGCTGGTCTTGCCGCTGTTAGGGTTAGGAAAGTTAACGAAAAAGTGGAAGTAGTTCACAAACTTCTCAACTCTCGCCTAACTGAACTTGTTTCCGCCTCTAAAGACTCTGGACGAATTGAAGAACAACACCGGGTGGCCACCCAGCAGCAGCAGCAGCCCCACAAGTTTTGAAAAGGAG